TGCACCTGCTCCATCAACATCTAACTCATTAAAATTACCTATAGTTCCACCGGCTGGTTTAGAAGGTGAAAAAGCTAAGCAAGTAGCTAGTGTCCAAGCAGCACTACTATCCGCGCGGTATAAAATTGTAAATGCTGTTCTATAACTATTTTCGACTTGTCCAGGAATAGATACTGACTTAGTTAGTATAGCTTGAATAGCCATTATACCTTGAGTTAAAGCTCCTGTTGTAAAATTAGGATCTGGAGGTACTGTTGGAGGTATCGTAACACAATTAAAAGCTGGAGGTGAGCTTGTAAAATTAGGGTTACCTTCTTGTAAAACATTGTAATATCTAAGATTAAAATTACTACCTGAAGATAGTCCATATCCAAAACTTCCTTTACTTGGAACAAAGCCATTATCAATGTCTTGTAAAATAACAGAAGTTCCACTTCCAGTTACGCCTACATCAAACGCATCTGATACAAATCTATTAGCTCCAAAAAATACCTCTAAAGGTTGACCAGTGTGTGTAAGTCCACCGCTGTTGTTTATGTAATTACAAGAAGTGTCTAGTGAGCTCATAGCAGATGTAGGACCAAAACATATAGCTTGATTAGTTGGAGGTGTTCCAAATAATAACTCATACTCACATGTTGTTGATAAGCTACCAGCATCTAAAACACAAGAAGAAGCTGCATCAGTAACAGTGCATTCAAAAACATAAGTACCGTTAACTAAAGTTCCGCTTGTTAAACTTAAAGTACCATCTTGACTTATTGCCCATATAGCTGTAGAACCAACAGGTTCTGATGTAACACTTAAAGTATAACATAAATCTTGAGTTTCATTAGTTACGTCTGCCGAACCGTTTTTAGCATTAGTAAATTGACCAAAATCACCTGTCATTGTAGTGTCATAACCTGCTGTACCACCTGGTTTAGAGCACGCTTGTTCAATATTAAGTTGTGTTAAATCGCTAGTTTGTGCAGGTGTAAAACCTCCTATGGTTGGCGCTATGTTATTTAGATTAATAGTTATTTCGTTTGATAATACATCTATAAAAGTTCCAGCTTGATAACTTGTTTGAAAGCTTACAAACCATTGATTTGATTTGGTTCCAGAAGAATATCCATACCAAAACAAATCGTTTGTTTTAAGATCAAATTTATCGTAAGATCCTGCAACAGAAGCATTTATACTAAATATTCCTGTTACATCGTTACCATTAGAATCTAACACTTGAGTTATTATTACTCCAATATCAGGAGGGTTTGTTGCTGGAGCAGCTGGATCACCGTCTAAAACCAACGTATTACCCGCTGAATCTTGAAAATCAAATGAAGTAATAATATTAGTTCCGCTAGGAACGTCTTCATCAAAACTACCAAGCGTAAGAGACGTTTTAGTTACACCTCCATAATCTGCTAATACTGCATCGTTTAAATCTACAAAGTTTCCAGAAGTAGAAGTTTCATAAAATATTTCTAACAAACTTTCTACAGGCTCTGTTTCTGATACACTTAAAAAAGGATACATACAACCAATGTCATTAACTGGTACTGGAAAAGTTCCGTTAACAGTAACTCTAGCACCTAAAGTATTTAATTGTGGTGAACCAGGTTGTGTTAAATTTAGTTGAGTATCTTCAGCTCCTATTTTAACAACAACAGCTAAAGGATTTTGTTCTACGTTATAAAAGCTTTGCACTTCCCCAGCATCACCCCATGGTATATGAGGACCAGTTCCCGCGGCTGAATTAGTAAAAGCAGCTTTTGAAGAAGTATTATCAAAAGGAGAGTTAGCTAATTCTAAACCACCTTCGCCAACTGGTCCTATAGTTACAGCTTCATCTTTTAATCTTCCTGGATAATATTGACAGTTCCAAGCATAGTTTCTATTTTCATAATAAAAATTACCAACACCACCCTTTTGATTGTTGTCAATATTAGGATTATTAACTCTTCCAATTAAACCAACAGAGCTACTAAATTCACTTTGAGTTGGTCCTACTTCATTTAAATCTCTAGGTACTTTATTTATATTGTCTCCAAATAAAGAAGCAAATGCTATTCTACCGTAATCAGTTGCTGTTGTTATTGGATAACCAGATATGTAACCTGGAAGATATACATTGTAATATTCTTGCTCTTGTTGTTTTACAACTAATTTGTATGATTGCCAACCTAAAACGTTAGGAGGGTTTACAGTAACTTGCACCTTTAAACCACTTCCTGTAATTATAATATTGTTATCAAGAATTTGACCGTCAACGTAATTTTCACCTGAACTAATAATGCTTAAACCAGTAACACCGCCAGCTCCATCAACTGTTTCAACTTTAATCCTGAAGCCAACACCGTCTCCTTCACCGCTATTAAATGATATTTCTTGCCCAACAATATAACTAACGCCAGGAGCAGTAACTGTAACAATATCTACAGATGTATCAGTCCAAGATTTATAAAGCCCTGGTTCACCAGTTTGAGAATTATTAGTTATCTGTGTAACACCATTGTTTATTTTTAATCTTAAAGCATTTCCTAACCATTTGTAAGTAGTTACATCTGTAATAGGATCATCAAGTTCTCCAAATGTTTTATAAGGAACATATAGTGTTGAACCTGCTACACCTGGAGTTGAATCATTAGTAGATAAAACAACGCTAGAAGCTCTGCCGTATCTATCGCTTAAAACAAAACCTGCTTGATAACTTCTATCTTGTTTTACTGTATGATAAGGGTATTGAGCATAGTTGTCATAAGCAACAGACTTGTCTTCATTAATTATTTCGTAATCAATACCATTTGGTGGAGTATGTTTTTGTAAAAAATTACCATACATAACTCTGTTAGCTGTTATTTCTTGAGCTAAAGCTTTAATAGGTACATTGTCGTAAACTCTATTTTGTTCTGATGTTGGTAAGGTTCTAAAAGCTTTTATAGATTTATAATCAAAATTATAATACCATTCAGGCCCTTCTACAATAGAAGCTTGTGGTATTAATTGTAAAAAAGAACTTAATATAGTATCATCTACTTGTATACTTTCTAGTATTTTAGTAGATAACGCGTCACTTTCTTTATATAAAATTTCTATATTTGTTATTTTATATTCGCTTATTAAATTGTCTATAACTTCTGCGCTTGTAGAATTACTAATACTTGGAAGAGGTATTTTTAAAGATACAGTATCTATGTTGTTTGTAAACCATTCAACAATAGTTGAATCATAAGCATCTTTCATGTCTTGAAGAGTTTCATTTTGACCTCCTCCAAAAAGACCATTATGTTTAGGTATAAAACATATTTGTGTATAAGGAGCTGCTAAAGAATATTCATTATCTTCAAATTTAAATCTATAGCTAAATCTTATAAATTTTTCTTCAACTAAATCAGGATCACCTGTAAATTGACTATCATAATCTGGATTAGCAGCGACTGTTACATCATCGCCAATAGCGTTAACTGTTACATCTTTTGTAAGTTGTAAAGTTATACTTGTTGCTGGTACAGGAGCCGGAACAGTTGATGGACCAATTTCTTCAACGCTTTGTATAACTACTTCATCAGCAATAGTTATACCTACACCACTTGGTCCTGTTAAAGTTTCACTTATTATAAAGTCACCCACTCTTGGTGTTGGCTGCGCGCTTTGATCATTTACTTTATTATAATAACTATAGTTTAATACTATATCATTACCGGCTACTACAGCTCCTGCTGCTTGCGCTGTGGTTTCAAAACCATTTGTCTGTCTTTTATTAGCAAGGTTTTTTACAGATGGTCTTTTAAAACTTACATTTGCTTTTTCATTTGCACCGTCAAAACTACCAGGTGACATGCCTTGGCCTAAGTCTCCGTCTTTAAAGTTATTATAAATTGTAACACTAACGTTTGGGTCGATTGAAATAACGTTCCATAGTTCTTGATCTCCTTGATCTGGAAATCCTGAAGCTATATCACCTATTTTTATACCTGTAGTATCAGCAACATCACAAACATAACCCTTTAAAGGACTTACTGCTTGAGCTCCTCCAATTATTGATCTTTTATTATCTTCTAAAACTAAAGGTGTTCTATATGGATAATATTTTGCTACAGATATTTGATCTTCATTAACATAATGAGTTGGTGAAGGTAAAGATTGAGGGTTAGCTAAACTAACATTTATTTTTCTAGGTTGATTTCTATTGTCTGTCCAAAATAATAAATCATCTATAAGATTAATTCCTGTTATTCTATTTTTTTGACTAAAATTTAAAAAATCTCCTCTAACTAATAAATCTAAAGAATCACTAATAGGATTGTATCTATGAATAGTGTTATTAAATCCAATATAAATTTTGTCTCCTGGCTGTAAATTACCAGGTAAATCTTGATTTAATGCAATTTGATTAGGTCTTAGGTCAATAACTAACGCATCTGATTTATATCCATTATCTCCAGAAGGTAAACTAGATGGACCCCATGAATCCCCCCAAAGTAACATACCTACTTCTATGCCTAAAACCTCATAATTTGTATATGCGGTTCCTGAAGCTTTTTCTATTTGAATAAGTTTTCGATCTCCACCAATAAAACCTTGAAAATAAACTACAACATCTCGAGGGCATATATCATTTTGTGTATAACCAGAATTATAAAGAAATATATCACCAGACGTTTCATTTGTAAACTGGCCTATAAATTTACTACCTAAGCCAGTATATAAATTTCTTAATTCAGTGTTACCTGGTATATTCTCAAACTCTCCTACTTCTGATCCTTCTGATCTACTTATTTGTAAATTTTGAGCATCTCTATATTCGCCATTTGGTAATATTCTAGAGTCTAAGTCTTTATTCATTTTAGACTTTAGAAACGTATTAGTTATTTGTGGCATGTGTTATCGTTTTATCCATTTAGCTTTACCTCTCATTACTTGAACTATTTCATCAAGCTTAACGTTTGATAATCTTATTTTAGCATTTCTTAATTTAGCACTTTTTTCTTGTCTAAGTCTTTGAACAATATATTCAGGTTGGTTAATTCTAGTAGAAATTATAGCATGAGAAATATAAGTATATAAAGCGTCTTCTGCTAGTTTTGGTATTCTACTATCTAAATCGTAAGCAAGACCATCAGAAACGTACTCTAGTACAATTAAAGCACCTACTAGATTACTTGAAAAAGATACTTTGCCTTCTCTTTCATTCATGTTAAACCATCCGTTATGTTGTGCGTATTGTGGAGACATTCCGTATTGTTCTCCCCAACCCCAATACCAATATCCTCCAAAACCCCAGTTATAACCTGCCCAGTCTAAACCTTCGTTGTAAAGACCAAAAGATGGTAATCCATTTATTAAATTACTATTACCTCTTTTCCATTTCATTTCAGTTAATGAAGTTCCTTCTGTGTTTTCACCAAAATTATCTTGAGTTGGACTGCCTAAGTTATCTTGTATTGGATTTTCATAAGGAGATATAGTTAAATTGTTTGCTGGGTATATAATTCTTTTAACACCTAAAGCATCTATTCTTGAAACTCTAACATAATTAACGTAGTCTTGTGGTAATATAACACTTAGGCTAGGTGGTATGTTTAATTCTTGAGATTTAATAGATTTTAAAGTATCATAACTAAATTCTTGTAATCCACGTTTAGCATGAAATATTATATCAGTTCTTTTAGCATCTGATATTAATTTATCTTTTCCAACATAACCTACTATAAAATTATTGACAATATCTTTTAATGTTACATAACCATAACTTCCGTAGTTTTGTTCTGTAGTAACACCATATGCGTCTCTGTTACCAAAGCTACCGCCATCAATTGTTTTTAATTGACATACTAGTATATTGTTTTGTGGTAGCGGAGCTGCTAAAGAAATAACATTTCTATCAATACTATATGACGATATGTATTCTATGTAGTTTATACCATCTACACTAGAGTATAATTTAAAATTATTTAAAGCATAGTCGGCGTTAGCAGGATCAGGATCACCTAGCGTTAAGTTAGTATTAAATGTAAATGTAAAATCACTTTGTCCAGCTATTGCTGTTACTGTAAAACCCTGCGCGCCCGCGTAATATTGTTGATTTGTTTCGGTGATTAATCCACCGTTTGGTATTGCCATATCTTATTAACTTTTTTCGTTTGCATCTACGTTAGCTACAGCTTGTGAAGCTGTTTGTATGATAGTTGGGTCTTGTATAATAACACCAGCGTAAGCTAGTATTCTCATTATTAATTCATCTTGGTCAGTAACGTCTAGTCCAAATTGCACAGAAGCACCTTGAGCATATATAAACGCTCCTACACCATTAGTTGTAAAACCCCAGACAATGTCATTAGGTTTAACTAAATATGATATAGCTATATCGCTTTGTATACTACTAGGGTATACTTTAATGTCGTCTTGTAAATATGTGTATATTGGAAAGTTTTCTGTAGGTTGAGTTAATGGGGAAAGTAATAATTGTCTTAACTCGTTTGGTTGAGTATATTGACCTAAGTCTGTATCTTTATAAAACACAGAACCTAATCTATACAAAACATTTGTAGTTCCTACAACAACTGGAGAATCATTAGCTACAGGAAACTCTATTAAAGGAAAATTAGAATTAACTACATTATAAGGTATTGAAGTGTTTCTTTGGAAAAATTGTAGTTTTTGTTCAATGTTTTTTACTCTATCTGAGTATTCTGTATCATTACTCGGTAAACGATACTGTTGGTTCAAGTCACTAGCGTAAGCCTCAAACATAGTAAGTTGAGCTTGCGTAGCAATTTTATTAAATTCATCAGGAGTTATATAGCCTCTTTGTTGTTGGTTAAGGATTAATAATACCGTTTGATATACTGTGTTAACGTTTACCATTATATTTATGTTTTAATAAAAAGGCGGACGAATCCGCCCTTGTTATTATTATTTTAGTCTTTTTTCTATTGACTTAAATACTTCTACTCCTTCATCTGTTTTAAACCACGCAGCGATAGCTGAGTAAGGGTTTTCATCAAATGGAACAGTCATTAATTTTCTATCATTACTAGTCCAATGAATTGATCTTTGGTCTGGTGATATTCTTATAATGTTATGTTCTACCGCGTTAATTGCAAAGTTTCTTAACTGCACGTTTTCATCAGCAGCAAGAGACAAGAACAATCTAGCGTTCTTTTTAGCAAGTAATAATAAGTCTCTTCTTAATTCTTTTGAAGACATTTTATTTACTTTTGAACCATATTCTACTCTTACAATAGCTTCTGCTAAATCAATATCCATATCTCTAGCAACATTTAATGCTTCTATTTCCCATTCAATATCTTCAAGTTCATCTTGTGCTATACTAACAGGTTTATGTTCAGTATATTTTTGATCTCTCATTGGGTGATATAAAGATAACAATTTTTGTAAAGCTGTTTTTTCTTTTGGAACACTTAATGTTCCATCAACAAACGTAATATGTCCTAAAGTTACTTCACCTTTTTGTTCGTCGCGAAACGGACTGTTCATGTTAGTAGCGTATCTTAATTCTCTTTGTTCATTTGTCTTATTGTCAAACCATAACATTGGATGTCTTAAAGTATGTTTGCTTGGTATTGTAAAAGTTAAAGGTGATTTACTTCCTTTTAGTAAATAAGTTCTATCTTTTATTTCCCAGCTTGGTTTAGCTGGTTTTTTTGGCGCAGCTTTCACTACAACCTCTTGAGGAGCAACCTCAATAATTTCTTCTGCTTTAGCTTTTTTAGCCATAATATAATATAATTAAATAGTTTATAAAAATAATAATTACCCCTGCCCGAAGACAGGGATAGTTATTAATATTGAGTTATTACACTCCTTTGAATAATACAAAGTTGTTAGCAGCTTGAGTTACTAAACATCTTTCTGATAGGAAGTTTACTTCCATAGCATCAAGAGTTGAAGTAAATGCACCACCAACAGAACCTGTTAACCATGATTTCATTCTTCTATCATCAGTTTGTGAAGCTCTATATCTTACGTGTAAGAAAGGTCTTCTGATGTTAGTTCCTAAAATTTGATCGTAAACAGTTGTTGTTCCTGCAGGAATTAATACTCCTTCAATAGACTGAGGTCCAGTCATACCACCACGCGTTGAAGCGTCGTTTAAGTATTTCCAATCAGTTTTGTAGAAGTCATAAGAACCTCTTCTGAAACCACTGAAACCTAAGTTTAAAGCCATTTCTTCTGAGTTTTCAAATAATCCAAATGCAGTACCACCGTTGAATCCTGCAGAAATTCCTGCAAGCATATCATCAAAGTCAAGAGCCGTAGATCTGTCTAAGAATAACATGTTTTCTTCAATTGCACCTTGTGTATCTAAGTTTCTAAGGATACCATCGAAATCTCCAATACCTGTAGCAGCAGAGAATCCAACTTGTACATTACCTCTATCTTCGATAGCCGCAAATAAACCTTGAGAACCTATAGCGCCTGAAGCACCTAAAGCAACTGCAGAACCTGCTGCTGTAACTTCTGATTCAACACACATCATTTCTAGGTAATCTTCAAATCTTAATCTTGTTTCAGACTCAGATTTTAAATACCAAAGGTATCCACCAGTTCCATCTTCAGTAGCAACTTCTACCCAGCCGATTTGAGCTGTATCAGATCCATTTACTGTGTATTTGTTTCTGATGATGATAGGGTTATTACTAAATTGCGTGAAAGCAGGCTCAACACTTACGTACTCATTGTTCGCTAGTGTAGAAGCACCACCGTTACTATTTAAAGTAACTGATCCTTTTGAATATTCAGAACCATATACGAATATCTTAAGATCTCCTGCTAATCCAGCAGCAGCCCAAGTGGACGTGTAAGGTTCAACTGTTATAGCACCACCTACACCAGGTGTAGAAGCTACTACTAAACATTTTACTTCACCACCAAAGTTATCTAAGATAACTACTGTAGCTCTAGCTGATACAACGTTTGTTACAGTTCCTGGCAGTGTTAATACTGTTGGAGGTCCTGCAACTACGTTAGCAGCTGGTACATCATAAGCAATGTGTAATCTGTTTTGTTCTGACCAAATTACTTGGTCACTTGTCATTGGAAGCTCTGCTCCAACCATTCTTAAGAATCCAGATAAGGTTCTGTTACCATATCTTTCAACTTCAGCTTCGTAGATTTCTGGTAAATACTGCTGTGCAAAATCTGCAAAGTTAGCAGCTCCAGCATCTGTCCACTGTAAATAGTTAGATTGTAAAAGCTCTTGTTGTTGACTTGGTATTATAGTACCAAATTGTGGGTTTAAAGCCATTTTTTCTAAATTTTAATTGTTAAATTTTCGTTTTTTTATTTTCAATTTTGACGAATCAGATCCACTAATAGACTTTACCTTCATTCCACCCACAAAAACATCTCCTCCGGCAACCTGCCTAGGTGTGTCTGTAGCTGGATTTTTCGATTGTTTAACGATAGCTTTAACACCATCAGCTTTACCTTGCTCATAAAAATGAGAAGCTAGCTTGTCCGAATTCATCGCAGCATATAAAGCTTTGTGATAACCCGCGGCATCAGAAATATTTCCTTCTTTATCAATAAATTTATTAACAAAGTTTTCAATATTACTCTGAGTCTCGGCAACACGCGCAGGATCTTTTAATTTGTATCTAAAATTTTTGTCTCCGACAGAGTAATCAAAACCTTTGAATTCTGATCCGAACAAATCATTAGTACGTTGTTTAAAAAGCTCTTGCGATTGCTTTATAGTTTCTTGCTGTTTATTATAACGATTAAAAAAATCTGTAGCTTTAGCTTGTTCTGGGTTAGCGCCAGGTCTGTTTTTTATCTCTGCATAATATTGATCTTTCATTTTAGTAAGATCATTTTTTGCTTGAGCAACAGCTTCTTTGTAAGCTAGTTTTTTTCTTCGTATGTCTTTTGCCTCATCTAAATCTTCGTCAAACTGATAGTCTTCTAATAATAGACCTATGTCATCACTGTCTAGATGTGGTTTTGTTTTTTTGTAAAACTCTTTTAATACTTGATTATCGTCTAAAGAACTATAGTCTTTATTTAATTCAACGTAATCAGATACAGTACCTCCAGTTTCGTCCATAAACTTTACAAGTTTTTCTACGTTTTCTGGTAGTTTAGGAGTTTCAATTAAAGGAGTTTTTTCTTGTATAGGAGTTTCTTTTACCTTTTCTGTAATTTCTTCAATTACTTGTATAGGTATTTCTTCTTTTACTTCTTCTTTAATTTCAACAACCGGTACTTCTTTTTTAATAGTTTCAGGTTCTTTAGTTAAATCCATTTTAGCAACAGCTGGTTGTACTTCGCCTTGCGCTTCTGGTTTAGATAAATCAATTTTTGCTATTTCTTTTTCAGAAACTGCTAATTGTTTTGGTTTTTTACTTTTAGGTTTTGACTTTATTTTAAAGTCACCTTCCTGCTTAACAGGTTCTTTTGCTTCTTCAGCCATAATATAATATAATTAAATAATTAATAATTAAGCCATTGGTGGCATCGCGCCTTCTTGACTTTGTTGTTCAAAATTAGTAGGTAATAAATCATTTTTTCTTTGATCTATCATAGCACTTTGTTGTGATCCTGCTATTCTTGTTCTTTTATCTTTACGATCTTCTATTTCTTTTTCACGACCAGTTTCTGCTTGCATTTTTATTTGCTCTAATTGTACTTGGTAGTTAAATTCTTCAGACATTAACTCTCTTTTTATTTGAGCTTCTGCTTGCATGCGTTGTATTTCAAACTGAGATTTAGCTTGTTCAAAGCTTACTTTTTCAGAAGTTAAAGCTTGTTGCTTTTGAACTTCTTGCTCTGCCGCTGCTTGACTAGCTTGAGTTTGAGCTTGCGCTTGTTGCTGAGAAGCCTCTGCTTGCATTTGCCTAGCGTATTGTTGCTTCTGCTTACGTTTCATTTTAAGCATTTGGTTGGCTAATTTTAAATTACGTACTTGGCGTATTTCAATAGCGTCTTCTAAATCAATTCCTCCAGAACTTAAAGCAACTTGTATGTTTTGTTCTAACATTGCTTTTTCTTCTTCGTCTGGTTCAAGATCTAAAAATATACCAAAATCATGTAAATTTATTTGCTCTAATCCTTTTAAAGTTTCTGTGTTAAATGTTGAAATACTATTTTTTAATACATTAGCTGTTAAAGGATAATCTAACATATCATTTATTTTTTTAGATATATTTTCACATATTCTTAAAGTTAAATACAAGCTAGCATTGTTTATATGTTTAGTTGCTATGTTAGAAGCTTGTGCTGCAAGTTTTTGTAAACCTACTAATGTGCTTTTATCTGGTGTGCTACCATCTCTAGCTTCGTTAAGCCCGGTAACATCTCTTATCATTTGTAAATAATAATTATAAGTAGATATTAAACTTTGTATTTTAGCTTGACCAGAACCAGTAGATAATTCTTGAACAGGTATCTTACCTCTATTAGGATCACCATCTTGAGTTAAAGATCTACCTACAACAGAACCTGTTTGAAAATACATGTTTAAAGCTTCTTGAGGATTATAATTAGTTCCGTTTCCTAAGTCAACTTCAGCTAAACCATCCATGTCTAAAAACACGCCATCTGGAACCATTCTTGCAATAACTTGTTGTAGCTTTAAATGAGTTAATTGAATCATATCTGCAAAACCAGTTATTCTACCTACAGTTGAATCAATACGTCCTTTGTATATTCTAGGCGCGCATATAGCATAATTCATTTCTACTTTAGTTGTATCAGCAAAAGGTCTAGTCATGTTAGGACACATTTCCCATTTCAATAATATATTAGCACCTAAAACTTTAACTCCTCTATATAAAACTTCTATAGTTCTACCTACTCTTTCGAAATTATCATTTTCAGGTGGATTAAAAGTATCAGTTTTTTCAATTGCTTTTAGTAGACCACTTTCAGTTTCTTTTATTTTAAATACTTGATGACTATAAGTTTTATATTCAAAATATAATAAAGGAATACTATTTGAATCCCAAGCTTGATTTCCAAAACCATATTTACTTTCTTGGTTTCCTTGATTTTGTTGTATTCTTTCTAATACTTCATCAGTTAAATTTGGAAATTGCTTAGCTATTTCTGGTAATGTTTGAGGCTTTAATTCACCTACGTAATATATATCTTCAAAATTAGGATCTTCTGTATAAGAGTATATTAAACTTGAAGGATCAACGTAGTCAATTGTTATACCATTTGATACATTAAAATCTGTTTTAACAGCTCCAATACCACATGTTACTAAATCATAATTTACTCTACGTCTAATTAAATCCCACTTATTAGTATCTAATACCTGATTTATAACTTCTTCTTCAGCGATCTCTACAGATTGCTTGTAAGTTAATTGCATGTGAAGTTCTAATTCTTCAGGTGTTTGTGGTAGTTTATCTTCTGGTACATTAGTGTTGTAAAGTTCCTTGCCTAGCACAGCTGTTATTTGCTTCATGGTATCTCTAGCAAATACATCTTGAGCTAATAATTCCGCGTAATTTGTTCGTTTTTGAACTGAAGCAGGGTCTTGTGCGTATGCGTTTATATCATAATCTTTATTAGAAATACCATTAGATAATATATCTACAAATTTTGAGATAATAGGTACTGGTTTCCAGTCTAAATTAAGATAAGACAAATCACCGTTAATAGATAATTCATCTTTATATTTTTGAGTAGGTTGTTCACCTCTAGCATATAATCTAAGTCTATTGTAATTGTTCCATGTAGTTAGGTATCTATTGCCATTTGTTCTACCTACGTTGAACCACTCTTGTTCTATAGCTTGAGCAACTTGCTCGCCATATTCTAAGGATGCTTTTTCAGCGTCGCTAACCACTTGGCTAGGAAAAATGCTATTACCGTTAGTATATACTTTTCTCATTTAATCTATCATTTTAGATAATAACCCACTATTATCATATTTTTTTATTCCTAAATCATAATTTTTTCTTACTACTTGTGGAACAGGTCTATATTTGTTTTTATTGCAAGCCATTATAGCTAAGCCAGAACTAATAGAAGCATCATGTGTTGTTCTTTGATTTATATTAAATTTAGCCCAATCTTCTAATGTTCTTTGAAAATATGTGTCTCCATATGTGTTATCATCTCTAAGGCCAACATAACTTTCTACATAACTTTCTATAGCAGCAGCGTGCGATTGTATTATGTCTTGACTAGAGTTAGGTATTCCACCAATTTCTCTTTCTGTTATTGATAATTTATTGTAAATTTTATCTGGTCTATTCATTGCAAAACCTCTATAACCTCTACGTTTAAAGTGATACAGCAATCTAGGTTTGTTGTTTTCTGCAAGTATTGGCATGCCGTAAAAAATACAAGCCATTAAAACATCTTCAAAAAATATCTCTGCTGTTTGTGGTCTAGCTATATACTCTAAAAAGAAATGATTTGGTGGCACGTCTTCCATACTAAATTTAGTTAACCCATGTAAAGATCCGTTAGATCCTCTACCGTCAACAGTTCCTGATATGTCATAACTATCACAACCAAAAGCTCCTAAAGTATCATTGCCAGGATACTTATTACCTAACTTACTTATTACATTGTTTTGTAATCTTTTAGGTGGAACCCATGAAACAAAAAATCTTCCATTTTTATTTGGCACAAATATAACAGTAGTATCTTTAATACCTCCTGTCCACTGAAAACTACCTTGTGTTATAACAGATGATCTTTTTATATCTGCGTTCCAGTCTATTTGTTCGTATATTTTAGTTAAATTAAACAACGAAGACTTTGCTTCATCTCTAAAAGCGTGCTCTTCTGTTCTTGGGAATTGTCTGTAAAATTCATTTAAAGCATCTTGATCTTGCTTTAAACCATCAACTTCATTTTGCCAGTATTCAATAACCCCAATTGTAATTGGTGTTCCGTGAGGCCCTTTAACAAGGTCTTTTGGTGTGTCGAAGACAGGATGCCCGTAAGAATCAATGTATCCTTCGTAATTCCATTCCATAGGAATGAACAAAGAATAGAGTCCTGAACGTGTTTGTCCATTTGCGTTTCTTTTTGTAACATCTGAGTCATTGTATAATTTTTTAAAATTAGCACCTCCTTTGTCTAAAGCGTTTGATGTTGATCCCATCATGCACTTACCTATAATTCTAGAACCTAATCTAAGTGTAGTTTTTGTAACTCGCCAATTGTTTAATATATTGTTTGGTCTCTCCCATTTACCACTTTCATCATGTACTAATAGCTTTAGTTTTTCACCATCATAAGCATTATCTCCAGTATTTTTCCAATCAATAGTAGTATCTAAACCAGCAAGTTCTTCGTTTTTTTCTGTAGATACAATACTTCTTCTTGTAAATTTAGAAGCTGGCACTCTATAAGCTAACTCTGTTTTCGGTCGATCCATACCGTCTTGTATCGGTTTAAAGAAAAATGGATAATTAACCGATATTGGTACTACCTTATCTGTAAACATTTTTTTAGCATCAGCACCTGATTTTGATAATATACCAAATCTAGCATCTGTAGATATTGTTGCCATATTAACAGTTTCACCTGAAGCCATAAATGAAAATCCAGAACGTCGATTTTTTAAATAAGACATACCATAACATCTATCATCAGCTCTACATGCTTCCCAAAATATAAAAAATAATCTATTTGCTTCTCTAAAATCTGGTTGGCCAACATCTATTTTTGACCATTGTAGATACATATAATGAGTTCCTGTAATATAAGTAGAAACACCTTTGTTTACATACCAAAAACCTTCTTCTCTTCTATTAAATTCATTATCAATATAATCGTAATATTTTTCTTTAAACTCAACAGGATATTCTCTCCAATCAAATACTGTTTTAATTTTACTTAAAACTTTAGGATATGCAAAAGGTGTCCATTTATCTTTTTCAAAAATATGAACTTTTTCTGCTTTAGGTAATGCTATTTTTAAACCTTGTATTTCGTATATTTCTCCTATTTTACCAGTTTTAGAAATAACTACAATATCATGCTCTGCGTTATAACCATACTCCCATTTTTTATACCTATTTAATTGTTTAATTATCTTAGGTTTTATATGGTCGTCTAGTATTTTATATAAAGTTTGCTCGTACATTATTTAGATCTTCCTTCAGCAAAACCACGAAACGT